GTTTGCATTCCACTTGTTAATGTCCTGCTCATTACAACGCCTCAATACAGGCAAATGAGAATCCATATAGTGAAGCGGAATTAGTAGACCAACCAACGTCATTAGAAGCTAAACGCCATGTTGATTTAGGTAAAGTGAAATCCAGTGCCGTTGAGTTAGCAACAACCTCTCTCATTGGAGGCTGTATGCTCATTGCCCCAGAGCCTGACCAATCCTCTGTGACCATATAAAGATAATTGCCTAGCTGAAAGTAATTACCTGCATCAACACTAGCACCAGTAACCGTTAAAGTCTGGTCGCGCACAGCAGTTGCGGCAGATAAGCTGATAGACTTAGAAATATTGTGTAGCGGATGACCGAACGTAAACGTGCCAGAACGCCCTTTTAAGGCGATTAAAAATGCCTCTACCGATCGTGCCTCTGTGTGCGTTAAAGGCGGCAAAGTGATCTCTGCTTCCCACCTAGCACCACCAAAATCGTATGCCTGCTGTTCATAGCTAAATGGAGACTCGCTGACAGCTACAGACCGCTTTAGCCGCATATTGATTGACTGTATACCTACACTGGGAAACGCTAATGGCATTTTATGCTCCTACTAGGGCTTTAGAGTAACTTCCACCCCTCATTCTAGCATCAGCAACAGCCTGTTTAGTAGCATTAGCTATCTGTGGCATCAGTGTAGCTATCTCAGCGCGTACGGTACTCTGTACGCCTGTTGATATGTTGATAGTCTGGTTAATAACAGTGCCGCCACCGCCTAACTTGTTGTTTGGAATAATCGCTCCCGATTGGTTCGGCACAAACATTTCTGCACCGCGTTCACCTACCATGTATGGCTGTCCTGCCTGTACAGAACCACCAATTGCCCTCATAGCAAATGGATCAGAGCCACCTAATGCCTCACCATATCCAAATTGTTTATTTACAGCACCTTGCCCAAAACCGCTTGTCAGAAATCCAAATGCCGCATCAACTATATATTTCTGTATAAGCATCTTAATCAGGCTATCTACTACACTTTTAGCCATCGATTTTATTGCATCAGCAAAATTAGCCGCGCCAGTAATGCCGTTAGCAAGCGCGTCAGTAAGACCGTTAATAGCGTTTTTAGTTATGCTTTGGATGTTATCCTCTAAGGTAGGCATTGTGTCCAAAACAGTTTTCAGGCTTTCTTTGTAAGTCTCTAATGCGCTTGGTGCCTGATCGCCTATAGCCTGATTGGTTGTCTCTAGGGCATTATTTGTGTTTTTAATAACTTCGAGTAGAGGAGCTAACCCTGCTACTGCTTGGTCGCCAAAAGTAGTTAATGCAATAGTACCAATATTCCCTGTATCTACAGCAACTTTTAACAATTCCTCTAGTGCTGTTCTTTGCTCTAAAAGCTGTCCTTTTCTCCAAGCATAAACAGAACTTTCTCCAAACATTGGCTTTGCAAGCTGTTTGTCTTGCTCCGCAATTAAGCTGTTAATCCTTGCTATTTCATCTCTTAGTTGTGCCGCGTTCTTTTGGTCGTCAGCGGTAAAAAAGCCAGTGATTTTGTTTTTTGCGCTAATTAGTTTGTTAATAGATTTAATAACGCCATTAGTTAATTCCTGCATTCCCTGAATTGCAGTCCCAACAGCCTCTAGAATGTTAACAGCTAACCCTTTAGCAAACTCCTCTACACCGCCATTGGCTTCTATCATTCGCAATATGTAGTTTTTAAATGTATCTGTTAGCAGAGCAATAGAAGGAGCCATTGCACCCACAACCTGATCTGTAACCCCTTTAAACAATGATTGCAGTTTTGTAAGCGCATCTGTAGCATCTTCTACGCCCTTAGCGGCATCACTAGACATTGTTAGCCCTAACGCCTTAGCTTCGCCTAGCATCTCCGCTAGACCATCTCTTCCCTGTGCTAAGGTGTTAACTAATGCCGCACCTTCAGAGTCAAACAGCTTAAATGCTAATCGCAATCTATCGCTTTCGCTTTCAACATTTTCAAAAGCATCAGCAAGCACTAGCATCCTTTCGTCTAGTGGTATTCTGTTTAGCTTTTGTGCATCTATGCCTAATTCTCTTATTGCACCTTTAGCCTCGCCTGTTCCCTTAGCGGCTTCTGCTGTACGCCTAGTAAATCGTTGCAAAGCCATATCCATTGTTTGCGTAGAAACGCCAGTAAGGTCAGCCGCAAACCTTAAAGCTGAAAGTGCTTCTGTTGTTGTTCCTATTTTAGATGCGGTTTTAGCTAAACTGTCTGTGGCTTGTAAACTGCTTTTAATTAAAAGCCCCATGCCGCCAACGCCAACTGCGCCAACGATAGCACCTTTTAAACTAAAAACAGCTTTGCCTACAGCTTTGATACCGCGTGTAGCGGATGAGAATGCGCTCTTGGTTTTGTCGAACGCCTTGATTGTGATTTTTAATTTCTGGTCAGCCATTGGATTCGCTCACGATTTTATAATATGCCATCCACTCATTAAACTCAGATAAACTTATCTGTTCAATTTCTTCGATGGTCATGTGAAGCCGATCAGCCAAAGCAATTAAGTTCATCCTTGCCTGATCGGTTCTCAGTTTCCCTCGGCAACCTCTACTGATTGCACATCAGCAAACATCTGATTAGCAATCGCAGATATAACAGATGTTTCTTCGCCCATTAGGTCAACACGATCTTCAACAGAAGTAAACAGTTTCTCGCCTGCCTCATCTTCTGCCTTCATTACAATCAGATCGACCATAGCCCCAACAGTTGTGTTAGTCATGAAATCAGGGTGCTTCTTCTGGAGCTGATCCAAATCGTAGCAAGTGATACTTCTGCAATACAATTTAAACGCCCCAGATTCGTCACCCCATTCAGGCACCAACACTTCTCTTGCTTTCAATTTGCGTTTATTGCGCAACTCTCTAGCTAATCCCATAGTTTGTCCCCCTTATGCTGTTGCTTCAGTTACTGCCCCACTGCATTGTATAGAGAAGCTAGCCTCGACCATGCCATCAAAAGAAGCGGTCACAGAACGGCTAGTTACGATACCGCTACCTGAGAAGTAAGTCTCTCCAGTGCCAGTACCAGTTGGATAAAGTTCAAAATCAACGCTTACACGCTCATCCATAAGAGCCTGTTGCGTATCAGCTTCATCCCAGTAGCACTCTACAGTAAGAGTATTAGTTTTTAATCCTGCTTTGTAGCTTCTTGCAGAATCGCCCATAACGCTATCTTCGATAGTGTCTGCTGTGCCATCAAAAGTATAACTGCGAACCTCACCTACAACGGCAACAGTGCCGCCAGAAGCCGCAACTTTAACTATACCGCTTGATCCAGTTGTTGTTGCCATAATAAATTACCTTTAAAGTTAAGTTAAGTTGTTCCCCTTTGGTATTGATATAACACCGTTACCGTTATTATAACGCCACCAATAGGATCGATAGAACCCTCATCAATCTCAATGCTTACTATTTGCGTATCTAGTGCATAACCGCCTCTAGTCCTGTCAGCATCAAGCCCTTCCTCTACAGCTTCTATAATGTTATTTCTAGCTGTGTCTATAGCACTAGCCTTAACATAACATACAAGCTCGTAGTTAATCGTTGCCATCCGCTGTGTAAGCGAACCGCCTAGCGTTGAATCTTCCCTATCCTCGTCTGCGCTTCTAACAAGTATAGCAGGGAATTGTGCGTTAGAAAGTTTCTCAAAATCAAAAGGCTCTCTTGTCGCATACTTGACCGCTACCGGGCTAGTAACACCCTGGAGGGTTGTAACAATATTATTTGCTATATCTTCTCTAGCACTCATTTCAACGCCCTAAAAAATATCTTTCTAAGTTTATCTGTTTCCCTATCGCTAAATCCGAAAAAAGGTCTACTCTTGTTGTTCATTGCGGCTTTTTTTGCCGCCTCACCCCTAGTAAAAAATATCTGTGCGCGCTTACTGTTTGCGCGGCTAGTCATGCCTCCCTTCATCTCACCTGTAAATTCCAAATCAGGCGTAGTACCTCTGTTTCTTGCCGTCCTAAATGCGGCATATTTCTGGTCATAGGGCTTGAATTTGCCACCCTTATATCCCACTCCTTTGCTTGTCCTTGCTTGGATTATATTAATCCCTTCTTGCGCAGTAATCGATAATGCTTTTTTTATGCCTTTAGATAATGCCTTGCCACGCTTTTTTGTAGCCTTTCTAACTTTCTTTTCATTGCTTGACAGCTTTACTTCCATTACCTAGTTAGCCGCCCATGATGCACGGCTTTCTTTTCCTCTTGTGTGACTACAGAATCATTGTCTGCATCGTATTCAATACCATCGCGCAATATAGACTCTAGTTCTTCCCCATATCTGGCTTTATAAAAGTCCATCATGTTCTGAAATCTGTCATCCTCTACCCAGTTGGTTAGCTGTGGCAGTGCATACTTCCAAAGCACTAAGTAGGCAGAACATCGCGTAAATTGTGAGTCAGTTAAGTAGGCAGGGTTCATCTCTCCAGACAGCCCCTTCTTGTCCCACCAGTTTATTCTTAACTCTCTTTCTATGTCGGCTTTCGCTCTTGCGTGTTCGCGATTGAAAGAGTCAATGCCTAGTTCTAGAATGTCTGGAACATAATCCAATAAGTTTGCATCTGTGCTAAAAGCCATCTATATCACCACTTTACCAAATCAGCCCAATATGCCGCTGATGCTGTTTTATCTTTTCGCCCTCTGGCTATATCTTTAGCAAACCTAGCTTTAAACGATCTGCGTTTAGCCTTGTCTGCCTCGCTTTCCCCTTTTCTCGGCGGTTTATTATCCGCACCCTTTTGTCCAAACCTAATAAGACGCACTTTGTCGCCTTCTTTAGCTAATACTGCATGACTCTTAGTAGGATGCTTAGGTGTGCGCTTAGGCTTGTTGTAGCCTTCGAACCTTTCGCCTCTATATGTGATTGGCATTAGAACCTCAAATAAAAGCCCCCTCCGAAAAGGGGGCAATTGTCTTACAGTGCCGCGTCAGAAAGAACTTCAACACCGAAGCTGTCATCAAGCTCGCCAACACCATAAATGGCAGTAGCATTAAGCTCGAACGCTCGGTTAGAAGCATCACGCTCTGGCTCGATCTGGAAGTCACGCTTCATAGCGATAGCTAGAGCTTCAGGAGCAAATACAGCACCTTTAGCATCGTCAGAACCATCGATAGATACGTTAGCTGACTCATAGATGTTAACGCCTGCGATAGTGCCTACATAGCCGTTGCGCATAGCTTCGTTCTGTAGGTCGCCACCGTTAGGGTTAGCAAAAGTGTTAGTCAGGTTAGCTTTCAGGGCGTACGCTTGGTAAGGATGTACAACAGCGTTGATAACGCCGGTTACCTTGTTAGCGCGCAAAGTAGCCGCGGCTTTGAATACGTCAGCAACAGTGATTTCAGCACCTGCGGTACCGATAGAAGAACTGAAGCCATCAAACAAAGCGATAAGGTCGGTGTCCATTTTGGTAGCGATAGCGTTACCAAGAACAGTTCCTAACTCATCAGCAGGGTTGCCTGCGCCCATAGCCGCAAGGTCAGTTAGAAGCACTTGTGCGCCAACTTCACCAACAGTGATAGACACTGAAGAAGTTGAAACAGTAGTGCTAGTCATGTCAGTTCCTTCAGTTAAGTCAGCCGCGGCAATCGCAGGGTACTTAGGAACTTGGATAGTTTTGCCTGCCTGTGAACCAATTTCATATTGGGTAACAAGACCAAGCATTAAAGACTGCTCTTCAGCAGTGAAACGTGCCTGAGCGATAATATTCGCAAACAGGTCGTCTAGGGTTGAGCTAGTTGTAGCCGCCATAATAATAACCTCAAAAAATAAATAAATGGAAAAAAGCGTTACTTACGTTTCATAGCGGCAAAGGCTTCTCGCCCACCGTCATTCCAGTTAGCAACAATATCAACCATCGATTGAGGCTTCGATGTCGAGCCACCTACGTTGCCCAGACTGCCAGAGCCACCAGTAGTAGCCCTAACGAAATGTGGGTTTGTAGTCAAAAACTCTGTAACCATTTCATCAACAGATAACAGATCACCTTTATCATTGTAACGCGGTGTACCGTTCTGGTCTAGCACTTCAACTGTGCCATCCTCTGCCAATCGCGTATTGCTCTTTAGCAGGGCGGTTACTTGTGCAGTATCAACAGCATTGTTCCTACTCGCTGAACTAGTCAACGCACCATCGATTAGCGTTTCCTGTAGCTTTCGTTTATAACTCTGTATCTCTGCATCTTTCTTTTCGACTGTTTGTTTCAATATAGAATCGAATTCGCCACGTTGCTTTTGGGCTTCCAGTTCTGCTTCTTCGCGCTTCTGGATTAGCTCTTTCGCTTCATCAAGGTTAACGCCTTGTAGTTTCTTATCGAATTTTCTTTGCTCTCTTGCAACTCGATCAGCCACTATGCGATCTAATTCATCTTGCGTAAACGTCTTTTCCTGAGTTTCTACTGCCGCTGTCTCAGTCTCAGCTTCTACGGTTTCCATGATTTCATCGCTCATGTTACGAACCTCATAAAGAGTAATTGGTGAATCTTTAGTTTAACATATTATTTCTTTGTTTTGCGCTTCTTCTTTTTTGGTCTGCCGACCTTTGATCCGTATGTACCTTTACCTTTTGGCATAATCTAATCCTCAAATACTGGTCTGAAATGATGACCACAGTTGTAGCCACCGCGTACTACAAAAGGGCTTCCATCAGCTTTTCCTGCCCATTCGCCTGCCCATATCTCGACAATCTCATCCTCTGTATATATCTTATTTCTATGCTTTCTGCAAAATGGTCTGGTTGTTTCTTTTAGACTGCCTACATATTTCCACTTTTTTGCGCCTGCTTGCTTGCCTATAGCTACATTGACACTTGCATCAAACTGCATAAGCGAATCATGTAGTTGCTGTGATGCATATCTAGCCATGTCCCTGCCCACAGATTCTCTGATAACTGCAACGCTTGTAGCAAAAGCTGTACCAGTGAGGGTGTTTTCGTATACCTGTTTAGCAATTATATCTAGGTATTCACTACCTACATCTTGGAATCCGCTAAAGGTTAGGCTCTGTAATTGCGATATTATTGCTTGGTCTAGTCTAGTTACATCGCCATATGTTTGGAGCATTACAACAATTTCATCAGCAACAGTTGTATATTCTCTTATAACGCTGTCAACAACACTGAGGTATTCTTCTTCTATAGCTTGCCGCAGTTCTGCCCTAGCTTGTATAGCCCAC